GATTATAAGAAAAGAATATAATGTTACATATTTATAATAAAGGAATGTTATGACATATGTACGAACAGACAAAATAGGATCGAGATATAAATTTATTCATGGTAGAACATGCGATATATGCAATAAATATTTTGAGTCAGTTAAAGGAAATAAGAAATCAATAACTACTAAAAATAATTGGTGTAGTTTAGAATGTAGAAAAACGTATTTTAAACAAACAACGAGTAAGATTATTAATTGTAAATATTGTAATGATATACTAACAATATCAAATCATAGTATACGACAATATTGTAATCATAAATGTTATTCAGAGTATATGAAATTACATCCAAATGAATTTGATTTACATATAAAAGTAAACAAAATGCATCAATTCACAAACACGCCAGAATCGATTGCAAAGGGAATACAAACAAAAAAAGAAAAAGGTTTGATTCAACAATGGGCCGATGAACGAAATATTGAATGGACAAAGTATTGGAAGATTTGCAATTATCATACAAGAAAAATGCGTAAAGTGATGTTAGAAACATGGGATGGATATGATTACATTGATGGTGAATACATAAAACATAATTTAACGTTACATTTTAGTGATAAAAATTATCCTAGTCTTGATCATATCAAACCTCGAAGTAAATGTTTTGAAGAAGGAATGACAGTTAGAGAATGTTGCGATCCATCAAATTTAGCTTGGACAAAACGAATAAATAATAGTAGAAAATACAATAAATAAAGGAAAAAATGAAACAACTACAAGATCAAAATCTTAAGATTAAAATTCAAATTTTAGCTGTTGAAGATAATGTACTTATATCATCAGTAATACGTCAAATGATGGTACATAATTTAAACGTATATCATGGCGTTAGTGGTGTAGATGAAGCATACCATATGTTATTAGATGAATTAACAAAAAAACAAGCTGCACTGTAATGAATTGGATAATCACAACAACCTTTGGCAATGATGTCAAAATAATTTACGAGGTAAAATGAAAAAGATTCTATATTTTACAGCAACATGGTGCGGTCCATGTACATATGTAAAACCGCAAATGCAAGAAATTTCTAATCAAATACCAATTTCTTTTATAGATGTAGATTCTAATACAACTACAACGGAAAAATATAATATAAAAAATATACCAGCTGTCGTATTAATAGATAATAACGGCCGGGAATTAGGTAGATTAGTAGGAAGTAATGTAACAAAACAATCAGTAATCGATTTATACAATAAATAAAAAAGGAACAAGTTATGGAATGGAATCCAATTGGAGATCAAATACTTTTAAAAGTAGAGAAGGTTTCAGAAAAAACAAAAAGTGGAATTATCTTGGTAGATAGAGATATGCAATTCACCGCAGGAGAAGTAATAAAAGTAGGTCCTGGTATATTCACTATGACCGGTGACCGAATTCCTATGACAGTAAAAGAAGGTGATTCTGTATTAGTTTACAAATCTAATTTAGGTGAAAACAAAAGCATTATGATTGATGATGAAGATTATTATTTAATCCGAGAATCAGAAGTGGGCTTAGTAAAATCTGCAAAATGATAGAAACATTAGGATGGATTAGTACGGCATTAGTACTTGCCGGCTACATTTTAAATGCACGACAATTTTCAAAATCAGCAATGGTTGCTTGGATAGTAGGAGATATTGGTTGGATTACATATGATTTTTACATTGATAATTTCAGTCATTTAGTACTTAGTTCAGTTATCATTGCAATAAATTTATACGGAATATGGAACTTATTATCAAAAAAGAAGACATCCAATTAAGGATAAAACAATTAGCATTAGATATTGCTGACGATCACATAAAAACCGGTAACCTATTACCACCTGTAATGATATGCATACTTAATGGAGCATACATGTTTTATACGGATTTACTTAGAAATATGCCAATTGATGTTCAATCAGATTTTATCCGGTTAAAATCATATCAAGGACAAGATAATTCTGGAGGTATCGAAATAATCAAAGGATTAGAAGTAGATCTTAAAGGTCGCAATGTATACATTGTAGATGATATTTGTGATACTGGTACAACCATATTACAAGCATTACTTATGGTAAATGGACATCTGCCACATAAAGCTAAAGTTGTCACATTAACACGTAGAGGTGGAGGTGTTGATTTAACTGATTTTTGTGGGTTTGTAATTGGAGATGAATTCATCGCCGGCTATGGATTGGATGCCAATGGGGTAGGGAGAAATTTGGAAGATTTATATAAGGTTAATTAATGGCATACCAATCAATAGCATATGATAAAAAATCCGGCGTGATGCACGTTTGGGATGATGAGTTAGGACATCAAAAGTTTCCTTTCAGAGCATACGCATATTTACCTGATGATAATGGCAAATATAAATCATTAGACGGAACACGATTAAAACGTGTTGAAGGAAATCATAAAGATAATCCAACAGCATATGAATCGGATATCAATGAAGAAATGCGAACTCTTATTGATTTATACTATGAATCAGATTTAGCATCAAGAGGTCATAGAGATTTCTTTTTTGATATAGAAACAGAACGAGATGAAGATGGATATTCAACACCAGAAGAGGCTCGAGCTAGAATTACATCTATTGCATATTATGACAAAGCAGGACAAGATCGCCGAGTATTAGTATTAGATGAAGAACGCCGGCTATATGGCACTGGTTTTAAATGTGATGAATATGAAGTTGAAATATTCAATTCAGAAGCAGGAATGTTAACACGATTTATTAATGCATTTGCAGAAATACAACCCACTGTAATTTCCGGATGGAACACTGATAATTATGATATTCCATATTTGATTAACCGAATCAAAAAAATATTAGGTGCACAAGCAATTAAAAAATTATCACCAGCTGGTATTGTTGAATGGAGTCGAAGTCGAGAACGATATAAAATATTTGGTGTATCTAGTTTAGATTACTTGACACTTTATAAAAAATTTACATATACTGAACTTCCTAATTACCGATTAGATACAGTTGCTAAATTTGAATTAGATCGAGGTAAAATTGAATATGATGGCGATTTGAATCATTTATTTGCAACGGATATTCATAAATTTGTTGAATATAACATGGTCGATGTTAATTTAGTTTATGATTTAGATGTGAAGCTTCAATTAATACCATTAGCTCGTACAATTTGTCATAAAGGCCACGTTCCGTATGAAGATGTATATTATGCATCAAAATATTTGGATGGTGCCGCTGTTGTTGATTTGAAACGCAATGGATTAGTTGCACCAAATAAACGATTCCGATTTATTGAGGATGAAACGGAAGCTGGTGAATTGGCAGGAGCATATGTAATGCCTCCGGTTCCTGGTTTATATAAATGGATATATGACTTAGATTTAACGTCACTATATCCTAGTATCATTATGAGCTTGAATATTTCACCAGAAACTAAAATTGGTGTAATTAAAAATTGGGAGGAAGAATGCCTATTAAGCAATACTGCTACACAAGTTACATTTGTAGACGGTACATATGTGCAAGATATAAAAACTTGGCTGCAAGACAATGCATATACGGTTGCCAGTAACGGAGCAGTATATCGTACGGATATTAAAGGATTCTTACCTGTCATTCTAGAAAAATGGTTTGAGGAACGGGTTGAGTTTAAAGATAAACGAGATGAGTATGAAGTAGGTTCTGAAAATTATAAATTTTATGATGCATTGCAGTTAACCCAAAAAGTATTGCTCAATTCATTTTATGGGGTATTAGGACTCAAAACATTCCGTTTCCATGATATGGATAATGCAGGTGCAATTACAGCAACAGGCCAAAGTGTAATTAAATTTTCTGCAAAGGTTATTAATGCACATTATGCAAAAGAAACCGGAAAAGATCATTTTATTAATGCAACGGGTATGAAAGCCGAGTTTGCATTCTACACAGATACAGATTCAACTTTTTGTAGTAGTTTACCATTAATACAAGCAAGATATCCAAATTTTGATGAAACTGATGAACAATTTATGATTGATAGAACCAACGAAATTGCATCAGAAGTTCAGAAAAAAGTTAACGCAATGTATGATCAATATGCAGTTGTATTTCATAATACCGAAACACACCGTTGGCAAATTAAACAAGAATACATTGCAAAATCTGGTTTATGGATTGCAAAGAAACGATATACACAATGGGTTATTTTCAAAGAAGGAAAACCTACCGATAAACTTGACGTTAAAGGATTAGATGCTGTTAGATCTAGTTTCCCAACAGATTTTAAAAAAATAATGAAAGAAACTATTTGGCATATACTTAAAGAGCGCAATAAACCAGATACTACTGATATGATTCATAAATTCAAATCTGGATTGAAAGATTCCGAAGTAGTTAATGTGATGAAAAACTCTGGAGTGAAAGAAATATCAAAATACACCAAGAAACGTAAACCATTTTCTAGCTATAGATCTGGAACTCCTGCTCATGTAAAATCTGCAATTAATTACAATGATTTGTTGACAATGCACGGGATTCGAGATGTAACTCCGATACAAAACGGAGAAAAAGTAAAATGGGCATACTTAGCAGATAATCCATTTGGATTTGATACAATGGCCCTTCGAGGATATCAAGATCCACCACAAATAATAGAATTTGTCGCTCAATACATTGATAGAAATAAAATCTTTCAAAGAGAACTTCAAAATAAACTTGATGATTTCTATTCAGCAATGAATTGGGGTAAGTTTCCAGAAAATAATAATGCAAATAAATTTTTTAAGTTTTAATGGCAACAGTAATAAAAAAAGTTCTCAATTTAATTGATGAATGTGATGATAGCAATACGGCACCAGATGTTAAAGAATGTTTAAACAATCTAAAATGCAAAATTGAACAACTTCAATTGCATGAAACAGAAATAATTAATAGGGCCTATATGGTTGGGTTTAATGACAAAGAAAATAATAGAAATATGCAAAATAACTATTATAAACAATCCTACGAACCATATGTGTTTATTAAAAAATAAATTCTTTACATTTGGAAAATAAGAATAAATTTATTATAATATAGTATGATTGGTTATAGAACACATTGGTTTGGTAAAGAAGTAGAAGGTCGCTTTACCGATATAGAAACCCTATTTATTGCAGATATAGATGCATTACAAATAAAATTACAACTTCCAGCACACGTTTATTTTTGTAGTCCTGCAACGGAACAATTAATTAAGAAAACAGAGTGGCAATGGGTATTTGATTTAATTTCCGACGATACTGTTGTTACGATTGAAGTGACACCTGGTATGTTAGAACAAATACCTCCGATGATTAGAATTCGAACCCATATCTTGTTAATGTTAGAGTGCGAGGATGCTGGATTGTTAAAAAAGACAGACAGTATTAAAGTTCTATACGCACCATATTCTTTGTATTGTACCACAGTGCATAATATGCAACAAGTTACACCTGATGATTACAAATTTGATAGACAATGAAATATAGCGTAGTAGTAACATTTAGCATTGAAGGGTTTCATTGTTGGCCCGATGCTAAAGACATTTTTCCAGAAGTAGCATTTTTATCAGAACGCCATCGTCACATATTCGGCTTTCGATGTTATGCAACAGTAACACATACAGATCGCGATGAAGAATTCATTTTGTTGAATCGCAAAATTCAAAAAGGACTTAGAATTGGATTTACTGGTTCTGAATCAAATGTATTGGAATTTGGGTCAATGTCGTGTGAAATGATTGGAGAATGGTTATTAGAATCATTTCCAGCACTTTATAAAGTAGAAGTTTGGGAAGATTGGGAAAATGGTGCATTAATTGAAAGATAAAAAAATGAATAAACAAGTAATTAAAATGCGTCCAGAAGGTAGTTTTTTACACGAAGGATTTTTAGAATTTTGTAATTTTTTAAAACAACGCAATGTAAAGCGTATTTTAGAAATTGGCTCATATGCCGGCGAATCAATCAATATGTTTAAACAAGTATTAGGCGATGACGTTGTAATTGTAGCTATTGATCCATGGGATACATTGGATGATGAAAATGATTTAATACATGAAAATGATTTTCATCAAGTTGAGCGAGTATATAATGAAGCAGTTTTATCCCATCAACGCATAGTAAAATGTAAGCTATACAGTCAAGACATTGCTGATATGTTTGCAGATGGATATTTTGATTGTTTATATGTTGATGGTTTGCATACTTATAACCAAGTTAAAATTGATTTGGAATTATATGTATCAAAAGTAAAAGAAAATGGTATTATTTCTGGGCATGACTATGAAATTGAATATACAGACAAACAACGAGCAGAAATTTTAAATTTTGAAGGAAACGATCGTTTAAGAAAAGCTGTGTCAAAAGCAGTTAATGAAGTAGTAGGTATTCCAGAATTCACATTTGGTGATAGTAGTTGGGCATTAATAAAACAATAAATATGAGAAGAAACGAAGTAAGAAAAATATTCTATTTTGGGTTAGAGCCACTTAAAGCTCGTTACACCTATCAGCTTTCAAAAGAATGGATGCCAGCAACCTTTGAACCATATGAACGATGCGGAGCAGTTGAATTTATTGATATTGAAGGAGAATTTGATGAAGCACAAGAAATAAAAGTTGGTGCTGTGTTAGATGCTATTGGTCGCGGTAAATATAGTTTAACGCAGTGTCAAAACTTTTTGCAAAAAATATATCAAGATGAAGTTCAATCTGGTGATGTTATTTTCTTGCAAGATTATTGGACTCCCGGCCTAGATGCAATTTGGTATGCTTTGGATCTTTATGGTATTGATGTTAAAGTATATTCAATGCTTCATGCACAAAGTGTTGATGAATATGATTTTACATATCCAATGGCACCATGGATGCGTCATTATGAATTAGGTCTAGATAACCGAATGTCTGGTATTTTTGTTGGTAGCACAATACATAAACAGCAACTTCGCGAAGCTGGGTTTAAATCACCAATACACGTTGTATCATTGCCAATACATAAACAAGCAACTTTAGATAAACTGCCAAATTATCAATTGGTTGATAAAAAAGATGTAATTGTGTATTCATCTCGATTAGACAAAGAAAAGAATCCATTTTTTATGTTAGAGGTAGCAGAAAGATTCTTAGCTGAAAATGAAATTTTTGAATGGCACGTAACCACATCAGGAAAGGAATTTCGAAGTATGTTGCCCGGAGTAATTGATGCAATGCAATCATTGTCTAAACGACAGCCTAGATTCCGATTGTTATCAGGATTAACAAAAGAAGAATATTACATGGAATTGGCTACATGTAGAATTCAATTTAATACATCATTACAAGATTATGTTTCTTGGACTGTGATTGAAGCAACCGCATTTGGAGCTGACATTGTATATCCTAATTTCCGGAGTTTTCCTGAATTCATTGAACCATCTAGACTCTATATACCTTTTGACGTAGAAAGTGCATTACATGTAATGAAAACTGCATTATCTAACCCAAAGACGCATCCGCATATTGTTGATTTATCTGACTTAGGTCGACAAATGGAAGCATTCATAATAATCAACGATGTTAATCAGGAATTAAACATATGGCACGAATCGCAATATTGCAAACATTTATTACAAGGACAATAAAATGAATAAAAATTTTATATATTTTCCGTCATTATCCGCAGGATCAATGGTATCTGCATTTAAAAAGGATACTAAATTTACTGATGGTACCACAATGCGATTTTTCTCAAAAGAATATCCAGAAGAATGGAGACATCCATATTTCTTAATTACAGCAGGACATCATTATAAAAAAATGGATTTTCGCAATGACATTGGATTAGATGATGATGTATTCGTATTTGGTGATTCTGGCGGATTCCAAATAGCAACCGGTGCATTGAAATGGGATAGCACTATTCGAGAAAAGATTTTTCATTGGTTAGAAGCTAATTCAAATGTTGCAGCAAATCTAGATATTCCGCCTAGAGTTCAATTTGAAAATCGTTTTCAGGAAGCAATGGATATTTCATTTGATAACTTTAAATGGTTTGAAAAAAATCAATCTGGTAAAACTAAATTTTTAAATGTATTACAAGGAACATATAATGAAGAATACATTACATGGTATAATCGATTCAAAGATTTTGATTTTAATGGTTGGTGTATTGGCGGACCTAGAAAATTAGTTAATTTTATGTTCTCAATGGCATTGTTATTAAAAGAACGAGAATTTGAAAAGAAACATGTACAATATGTCCATTTATTAGGTATATCAAAGATATCAGATTTCTTTATACTGTCTACTTTGCAAAAATTACTCAATGAGTTAACAGGCGGTCGAGTACAATTATCAACAGATTCATCATCGCCAGGTCAATATCCTGTATATGGAACGTATTTGCATTCAACTAATTATAAAACGCAGTCATTTACTGAATTATATTTTCCAAAGAATGCGGAATATCGAAGAAAAACTCATATCAAACAAGGCAAAGACGGTGCAATTTCTATTGATAAAACAAAACATGTACCATGTAGCTTGGATTGCCCTGCTTGTAGCGATTTTACCTATGAATATTTAGGAGGCCAGACCACATCAGGTTTAGATCGATATACTCAAGAAGGAATGCCTAGAATGGTAATTCATAATACACATTTGTATGTTGATATGGCCAAAGACATTGATAAATTAGTTAGTAGTCACGCTGAATTGTTAGAAACAGCAGTACCATCAGATTTATTTACGGTTATTATATCATTGTATGAAATGTTTGAAGATCCATCAAATGCAATGTGGGTATATGAAAAATATATCAAAACATATAAAAAATTCGGAGGAGATAGTATATCAACTACCGATGTTGAAAATTTCAATAAATTCTTTAAATTTTAAAATAGGTTATAAAAATGGAAAAAAGTAAATTACAAGCATTCATCAGTAGATATTATTTAGCTGGTAATTGCGAGGCAGTTAAGTTAAATGAAAATGCTAACGGTGTTAGTTGTGAATTGATTGATATGGATCAAACAGTAGTAGGAAAGATCCAATGGAATACTACTCCGTTTATGAAAGGTGAATTAGGTATTAATCATACCGGTGCATTGATAAAAATGCTAGGAGCTTTAGGCGAAAATATTAATATTGATGTAAAAGATGCATCTGGTAAGAACTATGCAATGACAATTTCTGAAGGAAGCACAAAAGCAACTTTTATGTTAGCAGATACCACAGTTATTCCAGCAGTTCCAACTATTAATGCAGAACCTGATTATCTGATACAAATTCCAGTAAATGATGAATTCATTAGCAAATTTATCAAAGCAAAAAATGCATTACCAGACGCAAAAAACTTTGCGGTGCAAGTACAAGGTGGAATTATTAAATTTATTATTAACTATACCACAGTTAATTCAGATAATATTTCTTTTGAAGTAGGAAATACTCCAGGTAAAGATATGGAACCGGTTTGTTTCTCGGCAGATAAATTGAGAGAAGTATTGATTTCAAATCGGGGTGATGCTGGTCAATTACATATTTCACCAGATGGTTTAGCTCGTATTGATTTTGTAGGAACAGATTTTGAATCTAGCTATTGGTTGGTGATGCTCCAGAATTAAGATATGCAAGTAAGAGTAAAAAAATTACATGAAAACGCAGTTATCCCGGCATATGGTAAGCCGGGTGACGCTGGATTAGATTTAACAGCTACCTCGATTGAAAAAGACAGTTATGGTAATGTTGTATACGGAACGGGATTGGCTATTGAAATTCCCGCAGGTTATGTTGGATTAATTTTTCCTAGGTCATCTAATAGCAAAACTGATTTGTATTTAACTAATCATGTTGGGGTTGTAGATAGTGGATACCGAGGAGAGATTATGTTTAAATTTCGAGCAAATCCTAGTTTAATCAATGCCGTTATCTATCAGGTTGGAGACCGAGTAGGACAATTAATAATAATACCTTATCCGCAAATTGAATTAACAGAAGCTATCGAGTTATCTGATTCAGAAAGAGGTGATGGCGGATTTGGATCAACAGGTAAATAATAAAATATGTTTGGAAAACAAGAAAATACACTTTGGGTTGAATCATTTAGACCCGATACATTAGAAGGATACATAGGAAATGAACACATTATTGAAAAAGTTAAAATATTCATTGCTAATGGCGATGTTCCGCATCTATTATTTTATGGATCAGCTGGTACAGGTAAAACGACGTTGGCGAAAATAATTGCTAATTCAGTAGATGCTGATTTAATGTATATTAATGCATCAGATGAAAACTCAGTAGATGCCGTACGAGATAAGATTAAGCGATATGCATCCACAGTTGGATTCAAAAGATGGAAAATCATTATTTTGGATGAAGCAGATTATTTAACACCAAATGCTCAAGCAGCTCTTCGCAATTTGATGGAGACATATAGCAAAACAACACGTTTTATTTTAACATGTAACTATGTTGAAAAGATTATTGATCCAATTCAATCACGTTGTCAAACATTTGCTATTACTCCTCCAAATAAAACGGATGTAGCAAAAAGATTAGTAGCAGTACTTGAAGAAAAAAGTGTTCAATACGATATCAAGGATATTGCCGCAATTATCAATGCATCATATCCGGATATTAGACGAGCACTTAATGCAGCACAAGCATCTGTAGTTAACGGCAAATTGCAACTAGACAAATCAAGTGCAATTCAAGCCAACTATATGTCTGAAGTTTTGGAAATGCTTAAGAACGCAAAAGACAAAAAGGCAACATTCACAAAAATACGACAATGCATTGCAGATAGCAAAGTTAAAGACTTTACTCCACTGTATACATTTTTATATGACAATTTAGATGAATTTGCTCACGGACATGTAGCACCTTGCATTTTGATCATAGCAGAATCGCAATTCAAGGAGGCGAGCGTGGTGGATAAGGAAATCAACATAATGGCAATGTTTGTAAATTTATTAGGAGAAATATGAGTAAACCACAAATCAAACCAACAGATATGCAACCTATCATTTGTACAGAATGCGAAGGTATGTATTTTCGACAAGTAATGGCAATTAACAAAGTATCAAAATTTTTAACAGGTGCAGACAAAGACACAATGGTACCTATCCCGGTATTCAGATGTGATGACTGCGGAGCAATACCAGCAGAGTTCCAACCAGTTAAATTGAAATCTAAGTAATGTCAATACCATATCATAAAGATACGATTAGCATTGTATTCAAGACATCAAATCGAAGCAATGCAAAAACAAAGATAAAAACGTTTCGCAATAAATCAATTGATGACATTGTTGATGCTAAGCGTATCATAGGTATTCCGGATAATGCAATAATACTAGAAATAGGAATGGGAAAACAACTAGAAGAACAATATCGTAAAAAGTATAAATTATAATAAATGGCAGAAGAAAAGAAAGGTGCAACAATTTTTGATTTCATCGACGGATTAACACACAAAAAGAAAGAATGGAATAAATGGTCTGAAACAGATCAAAAAAAGTTTTCTGTTTACATTACGAATCGTTGGTTGAGTATGAGAATGGAGTTTACGGAACTAGTTAATGAATTTCAAACATATACTATAGGACTTTTACGCCCACAGGAAACATATCGTTTATATCATGAATTTCTGCCAGCATCTAAAGGATTTGCAAAATATATAAAAGGCAAATCTGAGGATAAGTATGAAAAAGCATTAGTTGAACAGATAGCCGAACATTATCAAGTTGCAAAATCAGAAGCTGCTGATTATTTAGATTTAATGGATAAAATGCAATGTGAACGTATTTTAACAATGTACGGTTACAGTGAAGGCGACAAAAAGAAACTATTAAAGGGAATAAAATGAGTGTACATACACAAAAACATTATCAAGGTCCTTATTCGCTCTATAAATTTGCAGAAGATTTTAAACTTAATGCCTATGAATTTGATATCATTAAACGCATTGTAAGATGCCGGCATAAAGGTACATTTGAACAGGACTTAAAAAGACTAAAGATTTAATTGACATTTACTTGAAAGAGAAGTTACCTAATTATTTGGATATTACTAAGTAATACATTTTTTTCAAGTAATATTTATTAGAGTAATGATAAAATTAAAGCGAATAATAGAACAAGGCGAGTTTGCGGCACAAATAGCTAAATCAAATGCAAAAATGGATGCTTTAATGGCTCGTCAACCACTTAGTGTAAAAAGTGATAGATTAGGCCCAACTGGCGAATACCAACCATTAGCAAATTTAAAACCACTTGACAAGTCTAGTACAACATCATCAGCTCAATCACAAGTAAAACAAATATTTGATAAAGCTAAATCAATGCCATCTTCAATTGAAGATTGGAATTCAATTAAATCGATTGCTGATGCAATGCATACTGCATTATCGGGAATGGGCTCTGGGGACTTTTTAGAACAATTAAAGAAAATAAAATCGCTAGCCCAGTTTTCTGCACTAGTTAAAAATTGGGTGTATGATGGTCAAACATTATATCAATGGCTCGAAGAAGAATATACATTAGAATGGCAAGAAATTTTAGATATTATCAAACCACTTCAAACAGTTGTTGGCAAATATACACGTGGATTATTTGATACAATATATGATGATTTAAAATCTAAGGGTTGGAAAATTTCAACTAGTAATGTGCTAGATACAGATTTTATGTATAAAGGAATGTGGATCATCCGTAGAAATTCAGCAGATATAACATATGGTAATAAATCGACAGGAATAGTTACATTTACTATAAAAAACTATTCAAATTTGAATTCTATTGAATCATTAACTACTGGATTTTTTGAATCTGAACTATTAATAGGACAACTAGGAAATAAACTATATACATCTACGCCGTATACAGCAACTAAAACATTAAAAGAATGGGAAAGGATTTTATTAGGATCCAAAGATGTATACATTTATTTTCTATCTAAAAAATATAAAAGTATTGTAGAACAACATTTTCATAAACTTTTATCCAAAACATATGATAATGCTAGAAAGTGGTGGATCAATAAACTATCCGACCCAGAATTTGCTAGAATATATTCTCGAGTTAACGGTATTAGCCGTAACGAAACTAAAAAAATTATTGAAGAATATAAACGTATAATTTTATCAATTTCAATTGAAACACAATTTTTTGGTGAATCAACCGAATATTCAGGTGTCTATCGGCCTAGCGGAAATTTTATACAAATTGTATGTGATCTACTTAAGGCTTACTACGCACAGGATGCATTGTATGACAACGTTGACTTCTTAAGAAATAAAAAACTATTGGCAGATATATTGAGTACAACCGTTCATGAATTACAACATGCTATTTGGGCACACCAACCACTCAATAAAACAAAAACATGGGAACAAATTCAACCATATGATATTAATGTTGGAGGGCGATTTGAAAGAGAATGGTATAAAGTATTCGGAGCAAATGCGGCCGCAGTACTTCCAAATGAAAAACAACTTTCTACAATATCAAGTTTATATAAAATTCCAAAAACAAAATTAGATGATTGGGTAATTGAAACAAAAAATGTTAAATCGAGCAAAGGATTTTATCCATGTAATATTAATGAACATCAATCCAGGTTGTCTCAGTATAAACTAGAAAATGGATTATCTACTTCCGCTCCGATCCGAACGAAAGATATGATATCCGCAGTACAGATGGGGCCATCTGACATACGAGATACTAATTTATCTATGTGGTATTATATTATAATATGTTGGACTAGAAATTCAATGACAGATATAAACAGTTTTATTGGCTGGCTTAATACAAATTTACTAGTAAAACGCGACACTAACAAATCTAATAAAAATACAGGTAAAGATTTTACTCAAACTGCATAATTAATTGGAAAATGTCAATAAATTTCATATAATAAAGTATGAAATCAGGAAATTATCTAAGTCCCATATATAAACTGTCAATGCCAGATGCAACGACAGTACCACGCAAAATATCTTATTCACAATGGTCAATGTATGAACGATGTCCATTAAATTGGAAATTAGCTTATATTGATGGATTGGCGGCATTCACATCAAGCATTGATACAGTGTTTGGTACTGCATTTCACGAAACGTTGCAATACTATCTAACGGTATTATATACAGAATCAGTTAAGAAAGCAGATTCATTGAATTTACCAGAAATATTGAAAAATAAATTGCGTGAAGAATATTTGCGATGTGTGGCTGAAAATAACAATGAACATTTTTCAAATCCATTACAATTGGCAGAATATCACGGTGATGGTGTTGCTATACTAGATTGGTTCAAGAAAAAAAGAGCTGCATATTTTTCTACTAAGAATTATGAGTTAGTTGCAATAGAAATGGAACTATGTGTTCCTGCATCTGATAAAAACGATTCAGTATATTGGTATGGATTCATCGATGTTGTTATCCGACACACTGAAACTAACACAATACTTATATATGACATAAAAACATCACGTAGTGGCTGGAACGCAGCAGCTAAATCAGATTCAATTAAAATGGCTCAATTGATTGCATATAAAAATTATTTTAGCAAACAATTCGGAATGCCAATAGATAACATTACAGTTGAATTCTTTATTGTTAAGAGAAAGATCATAGAAGAATCAATGTTTCCACAAAAACGCATTCAAATTGTAAGACCAGCAGCAGGATCAGTTACTAGAAAAAAAGTGCAAAAACAAATTGATGCATTTATTGAAAATTGTTTCGATGCAGAAGGCACAAAGAATGCAAATGGCATCTATCATGCAGTTGCCGGCAAAGGTGCTAAGAATTGTAAATATTGTCCATTTAAAACAGATTACGAAAGATGTCCGAAAGAGAACAGGATCCGGGAATAAAATATAAGCATGAACATGTTTTTGTATATCGTTTTGAAATGCAAACACATCCTAGTTGGCCAGGCAAACGAGTAGGCACACAAGAATATACACTGTGTACTAATTATCCGGATCCAAACAGCAAAGCAAATAGAACATTGTTAGAATCAATGCTTCGTACCGTGTATGGACATATGCCTAAGAGTGTTAAATTTTTACATGAAAAACTATGAATCGAGTAGCAGTAATCGGAAATACAAATTGGCAAAATAAACGCAAAGTTCAAGAAACTCTGCAAATGCTTAAACGCAAATTTGGAGAAGAATTGATAGTTGTTGGTGCCGGAGGAAATGAAGGCGCTAATAGCATGGTTAGAAAATATGCATTAGAATTTGGAATACAATATGAAGAATATAATCCTAGTTTTTCAGGATATAACATGTACTCTGCTATGCCAGAATCATATTATGGAAAATCTTATCATTTTAGTCAGTTGCATCACCGCATGAAACTAATTGCAGAACGATGTGATTACATGATGATAATGACAAATGAAGATGCATTAGATCCAGGACTCAAAACTGCATACACCAACATAAATAAATTAAAAAAACCGGTGGTTATCTTAGGTTAAAATAAAAGTTAGTTATATTTATATAAAATGGATTACAAAAAAATATATAACCAACTAATAAACCGAGCTCAATCTGAGAATCGACAAAAAGGTTGCGGAATATATTTTGAACGGCATCATATTATACCTAAATGCATGGGCGGTACAAATGACCCAACAAATTTAGTGTTACTGACAGGCAAGGAGCATTTTATAGCACATACATTACTTTGTGAAATATATCTAGATAATAATAAGTTACACTATGCATTATGGAGAATGATGAATCCGCAAAGTAAAAAGCATGTAAGAAATTATAATATTAGTTCGCGAGAATATGAGCGATGTAAATCAGTTCAAAGTAAATTAGTTCAACAATTGGGTAATCGTAACAAACATTTAGTTTCTGAAGAAACCCGAAATAAAATGAGATTGGCAAAATTAGGTACAACTATATCTACTGAAACTAGAAAAAAAATAAGTAATACATTATCTGGTCATAAACAAAAACCAGAAACAATTGAATTACGCAGATCTAAATTAATTGGCAAACCAGGTTATTGGCTCGGTAAAACTAGATCTTATGGCCATAAACAAAAAATTAAAAATACATTATCAAATAAACCTATTATAACATGTCCGCATTGTAGTAAATCTAGCAAAGCAAATTGTTTTAAATTTTATCACTTTGAGAATTGTAAATTTAAAAAATAATTATTATATTTTAAATAAAGTTATATAAAAGGAAAAAAATGGAGTTACCAAAGTTACAAAAAATCAACCCTAACAAGCCGAAGAAAAAGAAAATTTTATTGTTATCAGATGATTTTCGATTACCATCGGGAATTGGAACAATAAGCAAAGAAATCATTTTTAATACCGTTAAGCATTATGATTGGATACAATTAGGTGCGGCACTACAACATCCAGACGCTGGTAACGCATTTGATATATCTGCAGACATTGCGCGAGAAACAGGTGTAGAAGATGCATCAGTTAAATTGATTGCATGGAACGGCTATGGAGATAGAAACATTTTATTTTCAATACTCCAACAAGAACGTCCAGATGCAATATTTCATTTTACAGATCCTAGATATTGGACTTGGTTGTATGCATTAGAACATGAAATTAAAACTACATATGCAACGCCAATTATTTATTATTCTATTTGGGATGATTTACCATATCCAATGTGGAACGCACCTTTTTACGGTAGTTGTGACTTGATTATGGGAATTAGTAAGCAATCTGATAATATCCACAGAGAAGTGCTTAAACAGAATGGATTTAAAGTTGTAGATTATGATGAATCAGATGAACTTTGTGCTGAAGTTAGTGCAGACGAAATCATTACAGGCTTTGTTCCACACGGATTAAATCATAACACATTCAAACCATTAGCCGCAACAGATCCACAATACGTTGATATGTATGCAAAAATTAAACAAGCTAATGATGTTGATTTTTTAGTATTTTGGAATAATAGAAATATTAGAAGAAAACAACCAGGTGATGTTATTTTAGCATTCAAACATTTTGTTAATAGTTTACCTGAAGCAAAACGTTCACGAGTTGCACTTTTAATGCATACGCAGGTAGTAGATGATAATGGAACTGATTTACGTGCCATATGGAAAACATTAGCGCCGGAGTGTAAAGTGTTATTTTCAGAAGCAAAGATTAATACACAAGAACTTAACGCAATGTATAATGTTGCAGATGTGGTAGTTAATATTGCTAGCAACGAAGGATGGGGACTAAGTTCCACTGAAGCAATATTGGCAGGAACACCAATCGTTAACAATGTTACCGGAGGATTACAAGACCAATGCGGGTTTACGGATGAAAATGGGGAATGGATTAGATTCAACAATGAATTTGCAACTAATCACACCGGTAAATATAAAAATCATGGCATTTGGGTAAAACCAGTATTTCCAAGTAACCGTTCACTGCAAGGTTCACCAGCAACTCCATATATCTTTGATGACCGAGTAAATTTTGAAGATGTAGCTGACGCATTTCGATATTGGTATGATATGGATACAATTGCGCGCAAAGCGGCTGGAGAAGAAGGTCGAGAATGGGCATTAGCAAATGGATTAACTGCAGAACAAATGGGTAACAAAATGATTTCAATGATGGATTACTTATTTGAAGCAAAACCAATTGCAAGAAAGCGTTATACATTAACACAAGTTACAGAAACAAAATACGAAAAAACAGGAATAGTAGAATGAGAATAATTATAATCTAATACGAATATGGTCAGCTGAAATTCAAAATTTTAATATTAATAAACTAAAAAAATATACATTATGAACAAAAGAACAGTAGTGGTATCTAGTCCGGTAGCAACTCAGTCGGGATACGGCCACCACGCTCGGGAAGTAATTAAACAATTCATAGATAAACGAGGAGCGGAATGGGACATCAAATTGCTTTCAATGCCATGGGGTCATACACCATTTACCTTTCCAATTCCAATGGATTGGCAACGCAGAATTATTCCACTTCCATTAACAGCTCAACCAGACATTTGGGTACAAATAACAGTTCCAAATGAATTTCAGCCGGTAGGTAAATATAATATCGGCGTAACAGCTGGCACGGAAGGAGATGTTTGTCCCGCAGATTGGATTAATAAAATCAATCAAATGCAAGTGGTAATTGTACCTAGTGAATTTACTAAATCAGTATTTACAGAAACTGCAAAACGCAATAATTTACCGATAACAACAAATATTCAAGTTATCCCAGAATACTTTGACGAAACGCAATACAATAATAAAACAGTAACCACAGCTGTTGCTGGATTAGATGATATCAAAGAATCAGATACATTTTTAAGTGTAGGACATTGGTTGCAAGGTCAAGTTGGAGAAGATCGTAAAAATATCGGAGGAATGATTCATTGTTTCTTTAATACATTTAAAAATAAAAAATCAACTCCAGCATTGCTACTTAAAACAAGCGGAGCAACGTATTCAGTAACGGATCGATTTGAAATCAAAGACAAAATAACACAAATTAAAAACATGTTTCCAGCAACAGATAAATTGCCTAACATATACTTGTTACATGGTGATTTAACCACAGCAGAAATGAATGCGTTATACAATCATACAAAAGTTAAGGCTATGATATCGTTTACAAAAGCAGAAGGATTTGGACGACCATTATTAGAATTTTCTAGTACTGGTAAACCTATTATTGCCCCACATTATTCAGGACAAGCTGATTTCTTAAAGAAAGATTTCATATGTGCTATACCTGGTCAATTAACTACAATACATCCTTCAGCACAAAATGAATTTTTAATTGCTGACGCAAAATGGTTTACTCCAGATTACGGGTATGCTGGCAAAATGATGCAAGAAGTACTTGCAAATTATAAAGCATGGTTAACATTAGGAAAACGGCAACGTTATTTTGCAATTACTTCATTTACAGAAGAAGCTGTTAGTTCGATATATGATCGAGCATTGGAAATTATAGATGCCGGCGTTTCTAAAATACCAAAAGCTATTGAATTGAAATTGCCTAAATTACAAAAGGTTGGAAATTAACAATTAAATATTTATTATAAATAAAACAATATGAAAATAAGTTACGCGATTACGGTATGTAATGAGTTCGTTGAAATTCAAAGATTAATTACACGATTGTTAAAAACAAAAAGACCGCAAGATAGCATTGTGGTTTTGTACGACGATGCAAATGGAGATCCTGAGATTGAAAACTATTTGCGTTCACATTCTATTAACGGAGAATTTACGTGGCATAAAGGTAAGTTTGATGGTGATTTTGCAACATGGAAAAATCGTTTAAAATCATTATGTACTGGCGATTACATTGTATTCTTAGATGCAGATGAAATGGTTACTGATTATTTTATGCGAATTTTACCGGATATTTTAACTATAAATACATCAGCTGACATGATTCGAGTACCACGCGTTAATCGAGTTAATGGAATCACCGATGCGCACATTGAAAAATGGGGTTGGAGAGTTGATATGCGTAAACGCATCAATTATCCGGATTATCAATCTAGAATTTGTAAAAACATTCCAGAAATTACGTGGACTGGACGAGTGCACGAAACATTAACCGGATTTCAATTAGAAGCAGTACTTCCAGCAGATATTGAAGAGTTTGCATTGATTCACGTTAAAGATATTGAAAAACAAGAACGTCAAAACGAATATTACGAGACATTATGATTATAGATTTAAAACAACGAGTGAATGAATTAACTAACACATCATCTGATATTAATGAACATTTTCCAGCTATTATAAAGTATGGTTCTCAATGCAATCATATTACAGAAATGGGAGTTCGAGGTATTATATCTACATGGGGTTGGTTAGCAACAAATCCTAAAAAATTAGTTGCATATGATATTCAACATCCAAGTACTTGGGGAGGATCGTTAATAGATGTAGAAGACACAGCAAATCACATTGGAACTAAATTTGAATTTAATTTAGCTAATGTATTAGATGTAGTTATCGAAGAAACTGATTTATTATTTATCGACACTTGGCATTCTTATAAACAACTAACAGCTGAATTAAAATTGCATGCGTCTAACGTTAACAAATATATTTGTTTCCATGACACAACATCATATGCAACAGTTGATGAAAACAGTTATGAAATATGGGGGGATGAATGGAAAGCTGAAGGTGTTGGAATTTGGAAAGCAATTGAAGAATTTTTAGAAAATAATAAAGAATGGTCTTTAGAAGAAAGATTCATGAATAATAACGGATTTACAGTTATAAAAAGAAAAGAAAAAAATGAATTATAATGATTTAATTGCAGCTAATGTTACCATGGTGCTGCCACATTGTTTTGAAACTATTAACAGACATAAGCAAATTATATCTAAACTTAAAGGTGATGTAATTGAATGTGGCGTTTGGCGTGGTGGATTTTCAATATTTTTAGCAAAAACATTTCCAAAGAAACATATATGGGTATCAGATTCATTTGCAGGATTTCAACCAATAACTAATGCAAATTATTCATACTTAAATGAGCGGCATCAACCAAATTATGATGTATCTGCTACACTTGATTCAGTAAAAGCAAATTTTAAACAGTTTGATATTAAAGATTCGCAAGTTACATTTTTGCCAGGATTTGTTAATGATACATTACCAACCTGCGGAATAACAGATATATGTTTGTTGCGAATTGACGTAGATGCATATTCTGCTACATTGGAAGTATTAACTGAATTGTATGATAAAGTTGTACCTGGCGGTTATATTGTATTTGATGATGCATGCTTATATGAAACTATGGATGCAATTAAAGTATTTTTTAAAGATAAAAATATAGAGCCGTATTTATTGCATCCAGAAACAGATCAAAAATTATTAATTGATTTAGATGCTCCGAGTGAAGATAGTAAATATCCAACCGGATGTTATATTATAAAACAATAGTTTATGGCAAACGGAATATACAAAATAACAGAAGATTTTGAAAAAGCACTAAGTGATTATACTGGAGCTCCATATGTAATTACAGTAGATAATCAATCAAATGCATTGTTTTTAAGTTTAATGTATGAAAAAGTGTATGGTCTAGAAATAACAATACCTTCTAGAACGTACCCATCGGTCCCATGTGAGATTATACATGCGGGAGCAAAAGTTAAGTTTAAAACAACAACTAATAAAACTTTAAAGGGTGCATATCAATTAGCTCCAACAAATGTGTGGGATTCTGCATTATGTTTTACTGCTGATATGTACAAACCAGGCACTCATATGTGTATATCATTTACTGGGCCTTATAAACATTTTAAGCTTAGTAAAGGTGGCGCAATATTAACAGACAGTTATGAAGCATACCTATGGTTTAAACGTGCTAGATATAGTGGTAGGCGAGAATGTTCATATCATGACGATCATTTTGATATGTTAGGATGGAATTTTTATATGATGCCGGAATTAGCAGCGCGCGGTATGTTATTAATGAATCAGTTTTATAATACGGATGGAACTAAAAAACATAATGATGATTTAGAATTACCATACCCAGATTTATCAAAATTTGAAATATATACTAAAGCAAATAGATAATGAAGTTAGCATTGTATGGTTATGGAGGACATGCTCGTGAAGTAGCAGCTCAAATAGACCAAGATATTGAATTTTTTGTTGATGATGAGTATGCTAATAATGTAGCTCAACCAATATCAAAATTTAATCCTGCTATCTATTATATGATGGTTGCTATTGGGGATAGTAAAGCTAGATTTGATGTGGTTCAAAAGTTACCTAAAGAAACAGTTTATTTTACCTATATTCATCCAACTGCTCTAATACTAGATGATGATATTAAAATTGGAGAAGGTAGTTTTATTGGTGCATATAGCATTTTAACTACAAATATTAAATTAGGCAAACATTCCATATTAAATAGAGCAAATCATATAGGACACGACACAACAATAGGAGATTATTTCAGCGCTATGCCTGGAGCAATAGTATCAGGCAATGTAACAATACATGATTGTGTTTATATGGGAACTAATTCATCAATTAAAGAAAAATTAAGCATTCATAGTTTATCTACTATAGGAATGAATTCAGGCGTAGTTAAACATATACAAGAACCGGGAGTTTACGTAGGTAGTCCTTCCAGAAAAATTAAATAATGAAACTACATATATTTTATCGACATTATAATATAACAGGAAATGATTTCAAACAACGCCCGGTTTGGTTTGACTATGAAGCTTGTTTCAAAAATTTATTAGATACTATCAATAATGATGAACGAGTAACATTACATGTTATAATGGATGGATCTATTCAAGACAATTGGATCAAATCATATAGTGATCATTTTATAGCACATGAAATACAAGCTGGAAATGATCAAGCATCATTTTTATCTACATATTCATATGCAAACAATATTGATACCGATTTATATTATTTTTTAGAAAATGATTATTTACATGTACATGGTTGGGTTGATAAAGTTTTTGAGTTGTTTTCAACATATCAAGGACTAGATTATGTTTCATTGTATGATCATAATGATAAATACTTTTTATCAATGTATGATGATTTAGTATCAAAAATATTCACAACAAACTCACATCATTGGAGAACAACACCTAGTACGTGCGGTACTTATATAGTAACTAAAAAAGTATTTAAAGACGATTTTGAAGTACCATTTAGAATACCAGGCGATCATAATAAATTCTTGTATCTTAATCAAACAAAAGGCCGTGCTGTTATTACTCCAATACCTGGATTAGCAACTCATTGCATGGACGGCTTACTTAGCCCAACAATTAATTGGAAAACATTATGCTAGTATCAACATTAAATTATAACCAACCAGAACTAACCGATAATCTAATTAAACAATTGAATCGAGGTAATGACTTATCTAAACATGAACTAATGATATTAGATAATGGTTCTACAAAATCTGTAGCAAAAAGCACAACTCATCGATTAGAAGAAAATTTATTCTTTGGCGGCGGATTAAACGTTATACTAGAATATTTTTTATCAACCGATCATGAATACTTTGTATTGTTTAACAATGATTTAATCTTCCATGGTCCTCGATTAATTGATAACATGTTACGTGAAATGAAAGAACATGATTTAGCATTATATTCGCCAGCTATTACAAACACTGGGGCTGATCAGTGCTATTGGAGACAAATGTGGAACTGGGGTACGGGTCAAGTGCGACTAGTTCCGTGGATTGATTTTATGTGTTTAGTTATGCGAAGAGACTTAGCTGAATATATAGTAAAATATCCGGACGAATTATTTTTAGGATGGGGGCCAGACTTTTATTCTGGGATAAAAGCAGAAGAAGGCGGATTTAAAGTTGGCGTGAGTGATAACATTACATTATCACATCTTGTTAGCCAAACATTTGCAACAGGCGCTATTGAAATGAAAGAATCAGATTTTTGTTCACAAGCAGATGGGAATATGCATAAATTTTTCTTAAATTCTAAATATAATGATAAATTTATGGAATTTAGACAAATAGGATCTACATACGAAATATAATATGAAAAATAATAAGTTACTTTGTACAATGCACGTAATGTGGTATGAGAGCCATATGATTAATGAAACATTAGATTCTATACAATTGGCAATTGAAAACGCAGAACACGATGTTGAAATTTGGGGTAGCGGAAATCAAATGCGTGAGTTTATTTATGTAGATGATGTAGCTAGAGCATGTATACATTTAATGAATAATGATTTCACCGGCGCATATAATTGTAGTAGTGAAGTTGAAATAACAATTAATGATTTAGCAAATCTTATTGCAGAAATATTAGGATTCAATGGAAAAATTAATTATAATATAGATAAACCCGAAGGTCACCTTAGAAAAGGATTTACTTGTAATAAATTGCGTAGCACGGGTTGGAAACATGTTATTAACTTAAAAGATGGTATTAAATTATCATATGATTGGTATAAAGAAACAATAAACGAATGATATCATTTACACTTTCAACATTTAATACATTAAACTATTTAAAGTTAGCAGTTAAGTCAGTACGCCAAAATAGTTTTTATACAGACGCCCCATTTATTATTCATGCAGAAAATTGCACTGATGGGACTAATGAATGGTTATTAGCAAATAAAGACATATATAACTTAGAAGTTTATATTGAAGAAAACGAAACTCCACGTGGTATTGGAGGAGGAATGAATTTTTGTGCTAGCAAAGTTCGTACTAAATATATCGGATTTTTATCATCAGATTTTTGGATGTCAAATGATTGGGATAAAGCTCTAGTTGATATTTGTGAACAAAATGCAAATAAAAATGTATGGGCATTTAGTTATAGAGTTGAACCAGACATATTTAACGATCCAGTTTCGAGACCAGGAGTATTAAAATTAGATGTTGATACATTTGGAGAATTTCATCATAACTTTGATAATGAAACATTTGATGAATGGAGTTCTGAATTAAGTTCAATGAATGATGTTGAATATAATATTCCAATGGGCGTAAGTGGTGTCATTAGTAAACAAGCGTGGGACTATATAGGAGGTAACGATGATAGATTTGCTCCAATGTATTGGGAAGATGCTGACATCTTTATCAGAATGATAAATGAAGGGTATGAATTTAAGTTAACAAGCAAGTCAGTTTTATATCACTTTGCATCTAGAACAAGTAGATTTCCAGACGATAACTTAAATGTGCGTCCATCTCACTTAGCAGCATACGAACAACGATCACTTGAACGTTTTATTAATAAATATGGTAAATTACCACAACATGGTCCAAATGGAGAATATCTTCCAATGCCTATAATTGATGGATCATCAAACAGAATATAACATGAAAAAAGTAGCCTTAATAACCGGAATTAACGGAATGGATGGAAGTCATTTAGCAGATTTCCTTTTAAAGAAAAATTATATTGTATATGGTCTAGAAAGACGATGTTCCAATGAAAATAAAAATAAC